TCTGGTGAAATAAGTTTTCTTTGGGATGAGTTATTTTCCCCATCCCAAAACACAATGACTTTATCATGATTGTGTTCATTAAGAAACTTTTTGATTGTGTTAACAAAATGATATAAACCTCCAATATGTTTTCCGTCATGGTAGAAATCTCTTACTCCATGAAAACCTATTTTAAATAAATTATTTCCGTCAATTAATAATGTTTTAACCACTTTATTTGTGTTAAATTGTTACTGTTCTTTTTTTTCTTCTTCTAACTTAAAATCACCTTCAACTCCGATGACCTTTTTCCAATACTCAGATTGCTCACTTTTGTATTTTTCAATTGATTTTTTTTCCTCAGTACTCTCTTTACCTGCTATGAATCCGTGAGGAGTTACAATTATTTTTCCATCCGCGTATCCTAATCCATTGATATGATTTTTCATTACCGATATTTTTGTTCTGGACGCAAACTTTACTTTTCTTTTGTTCTTAACTGCCGCTATAGTGGTGGTACCAGCATCTTTTTGATTACCAAATAAGAAAACTAAAGAAGAATTTAACCAAATCGCCTCACCTCCTTTACTCTTTATCTTAGGTTGCCCAAATGGGTTATCAGGAAGTTGTACCCAAGGTTGGTTAACAATTAATAAAGTATTTTCATACTTAGAATCCGCTCTACGTGAGCCCGAAATTCTTTGGTTGATACCCATACCTATTTTATCCGCTAATGTAGATGCGTTATGCATTTTACCACCTTTACCGTCAAAAGTCATTTTACATGGTACTGAACCCACTGAGTCCCATAAGAACAGTAAGTCATAATCTAATTCACCTTTAGACTGAGCGTCCAATAACTCATTAATGAAGTCAGTTATTTGTTCTATATAATTAAAATTATTATTAAAAATGAAGAACCCGTCCCAATCTAATTCACCTGTTTCTTCATCAACTACTTCATCACACTCGAAACCCATAAGTTTTGCGTGCTCAAAAGACCATTTTTGTTCCGTAATAATGAATACAGGTAATATATTTTTTTTCTGAGCGTCTACTGCCGCTTTTACTAACGCAGTTGTTTTACCCGTATCTGAATGTCCTAAAAACATATTTAAATGACCTATTGCTGGTCCAGGTAATCCAACAGCATCTAAGAAATCCTCACCCAAATCAAAAAACCTTTGTGGTTTATATTTTGCGGATGTAGAAAATTTCTTCTTTATACTATTAAAATCTTTTTTCTTTATTGCCATATTTTTTTAAATAATAATGGTAACGACACGAATGCCGCTACCATCAATTGATTAATATATTAAAATGGTAAGTCTGTGTCAACGCCCATTTTTGATTGTGGGTCTGTAGACTCTTCTACTTTACCCGTATTTGAAGCTCCTCCGAGAGATAATTCTGTATCATCACCATATACATATTTCTTAAGTTCACTACTCCAAACAGGTGTTTCACCTCTTGCGATAGCTTCTAAATACTCTACAGGTTTCTGTGCGTATACATCTTGCCATGATAATTCATCTTCCACCCACTCTTTCATTTGAGCCTCATCTTTATGAATAGTACATGGGTCATCATACATTACTGTTTGAACAACTGTATACTCAATACCTTTAGGTGTTTTAGCCTTTGAAAGTTCGATAATTAAATCTCTACCCTCATTAGCATCAGTTATATCTCCTTTTGCTTTCCATATTGGAATAATTTTATCTAAGATACCTTCTTGTTTGTAGTTATCTTTAAATCTCCAAAACTTAGGTCCGTGGTCTTCGTTGTCTCTATCAACAAGTTTAACGATATAAAACTTACGTGGTCTGTATTGTCTTGCTAAATCTTTGTCTGATTCTTTACCTGTTGATGTTAACTCCTCGTAAACCTCAGTAAGAGGTGAACGCTCCCCATCATTTTTACCTGGGTCATATAGTTTAGTCCATTTACCGTCAATCTGAATTTCGTGATACCACACCTCTTTAAATGGTGAAGAACCGTCTGATGTTGGTAGGATTCTAACTGTTTTTTGACCTCCTTTAGTTCCTTTTGGTAGATAAGTCGTGAAGTAACGTTTTAACCTATCTTCTTGTGAAATCGATTGATTTCCTCCGTTTGTTTTTGCAGTGTTTTTCTCGTACTGAGCTAGAACTGCGTCTAATGCATTTGCCATAATTTTCTTTTTTCTCTGTTATTAATAATTTATCTTTTACTCAAGTAATAATATAAGAAAGAAAGTCGTTAAGTCAAATAATTTAAAATAAAAAAAAGACCAATTAATATTGGCCTTTTAATTTAAAAAAATAATATATTAGGGTTAGTATTCGTCTTCGAATGGTGTGTCAAATGATTTTTTGATATCGCTTCTTGAAAAGTTATCAACTTCATCAGAAGTAAGTACATATTCGTTTTTACCTGTTTTTTCCATTTCGACTCCTTTATCAACAAAAAAATCTGTTAATTTTTGGTTGTATGGATAACTGTCTAAACTTCTAAGTTGTAACTTTTCTTCTGGAGATTTTTGACGATATTTGTCAACTTTAGTTTCGAGGTCATTAATTTTATTAAGTATTGTATCCATATCAGCTAATTTACTGGTTAGGTCATTTAACCTATCCATCATACTATCCATATACTCTTCTTGTTTTTTAGACATATCTTTTTGTGTAGTAACTAAATCCGTAATATCTAATTCTTCCGTACCTGTTTCTTCAACATCTACAGACTCACTATTAGGTTCATCTACAACTTCAACGTCTGGGTCTGAGTCGACATCAACAGATTGGACTAATTCGTCTTCTAATTCTACACCATCTAAATTTAAATCTTCACCTTCGTCACCAGGTGTATTCGGCGGTGGTAAAGTCTCATCTTGTTCGGAAATATACTTATTAATATTATTATATTTAGTTATTTCCTCTAATATTTTTTTATCTACAGACATTTTATTATTTTTTTTTAACCATTTAAAAGTGTTTTAACCCCATGAGGAGTTTCAACTTTTAATGTTCTATTTAGTTTCATAGAATTATCAACTCTTTCTATAAGGCCGTCTCTCATTCTTACAGTATAACAATCACCCGTATCTAAATCACAAACTTCTTTGTAACCATTACCCGCATCTTTTTCAGTGATTCTTGTGTCTTTAGACAAATATTGGTCTAGCAGTGTTTTTGTATCCATAATGTTTTTATTTATAAATATACGTAAATTAGTCTTTTTCTTAATTTATTGATTATTATCCCCAAGCATTTATAGCAGTTTTAAAAATAACTTCAGATTTATCGAATAATTGTTTAGATACAGTATTAGTTGAAATATCATGATTAACCGCGGCGATAATTGAATCATCTACATTACTAGACGCGTTTAATTCTTTTTCTTTAGTTGTAAATCTAAACGTATAATACCACAAATAGGTAAAACTCTTTGCCAAATCACCGTTGATTGTACTATTAACTAAAAACGCATCAATTATTTGACTAAACTGATTACATACTTTAGACATAAACTCTATTGAGTCACCCGCATTTTCAAAGGATAAATACGGTACAACATAATTACCATCTTTAACACAGGTTTGTTGGTTGAAATTAACTGTCCATCTTGCATTACTCTTCATGTTTTTAAGATTAAAGTAGTTGTTATTAAATGCTTTTAGATTTTTCCCTACTCCTGTCTCTACATATCCTACACCAAAAATAAATTTTTGAACATTTTCAGGTAAAGTAATTTGTTGTACACCTCCTTTAAACTGTGTTTGATTTAACTCAGTCTTTAGTAATGGTACGTAAGGTTTGTTTAATTGTTGTACTGCAACACATTTAGTTTCTATTGCCTGTCTCTTACCATTAGTAGTTGTTGAACTATTTTTTATATAATTACTTCTAGTTAGTGTGTCTCCACTTGTATTAGATAATGATGGAATTCTTCGTATTTCAGATAAATAATTTTGAACGATATCTCTATTTACACTTGATATTAATCCGTCTGGCATCTGTAAAGAATATTTTGTTGCTCTAACACCTTCAAATGAAGTTTGAAAATCTCTAGTTGTAATATCGTGAGTAACACTTGTAATTAGATATGGGCCATAAAACATTGGTACATATCTTAGATTAAAATACATTGTTGGTTGAATCATAACATTACCCATTGAAGTTACACTACAGTTATAACTTGCGTTTTTATAAAAATTATAAAGATTTGCAGTTTCTTGAGAAACTTTCTGTCCATCAGCCATGGAACCCATGTCAGATAGTATTTGAAAGGTTGGTGCAATATTTTTTCTTTGCGCCATATCAATCGATATTGATTTAAAAATTTGTTGGTTTTGTACTCCAAAATCTACGTTAAACGCAACTACTTTATTTCTATTAGAAAAATTAGTTACTCCATCTTCAGAGGAACGTAAAGGAGATAAAGCCGGTTTAGTTATATCAAATGAATCATCACCATAAAGATAGTTGTCATTTTCCGGTGACGTATTAATAGTTTCAGAAACTTTACCGACATATATTGCTAAAAATTTAGGTTCGGAACCATGTGTGTCAACCTCTAAAAACGTACCAAAAGTATTATTCCCAATATCACTAAAAGACGGGTCAGGCATTCCTTCTTTTACTCTTAAATTTCTACCATAAAAATTAGAATAAGATGGTGTAGGCATAAATATAAAATTATTTTTTTCTAAAATGGTACCTAAGAGTGAAAGTACACTAGCAGATGAGTTTGCGGTCTTTAATGCACTTCTTAAATCTTCTATATTAATAACAACCTTATCACCGATTGGTCTATTTGCCTTGTCCATAAATAAAAATTGTTCAAATAATGTTTTGTTTTTAACATCTTGACCTGAAATCCATCTATCATTAAAAGTTTTAAATGTTGACCATAAATCATTTTTAATTGTATTACCATCTAATTTTGAAATTCTAACCTGTGTTGGATTTACTTTAACGGACGGTAATGTTTTATTAAGTGTTCTAAATATTTGATTTAACATATCATTTTGATATGTTATTTGACCCGATAGAAAACTTTCGAAAGTTTGTTGAAAATCACTTGAAGTTAAATTATTATTATTATACTTCTGTGTTGCAAAAACTTTTATTATTTGTGATAGGTCTCTTACATTTTCTTCAGTAAATCTAATATCCATTGTCGGAAAAAAATCGGTAACAAATGAACCGTCATCTGAATATCTCATATTTTCCTCAATATAGTCTCCGACATATTCATATAATGCGTCCCACGCTTCAGGATTTAATCCTTTACTCGTTGCTACAGTAGTACTATTAGTTGATGTTGGAACAGTTCCCTCAACATATAAGTCGAAATTTATTGGTTCAATAGGTTTTATACTTTCGTTAGTTGAAAACGAATTAAACACCCTCCTATTAAATCTACCGGGGTTTCCGATTTTTAAAATTATATCTCTTTCGGCTATTTGTATATTATTTAAATTAACAAAATTATTTAATTGTGCGTCTGATATTTTTTTAACATCAATTTCTGAATTATTACTTAATTCGGGTTTTTCAACAATTAATAAACTTTTCATTACTCTTTCAATATTATAGTTGTATTCAACATTAAAAGACCCTAAGTACTCGTTATCATTAATAGCAGAAGGGTTGAATACCATATCTTTGTAATCTTTTTCTTTTTTACAGAAATTTAAGAAATGTTTTTCAAATTCATCTAACATTTCTTTTGAGAATATCGCAAAAATTTCTTCTATAGATTTATACTCTTTTTCACTATCTTTATTTAGTAGATTAAACGCGTTTTGTTCATCATATTCATTATCAATATATTTAATATATTCATTTGTTTTTGGTTTTTTAATCCATTGGTTATCAAAGTAACCAAAATTAGAAGCTCCCCATAAAGGTCTAACATTACCATTCTGTATCGATTTATTATTTATATCAATATTTTCAGTCATATGTCCTTGAGAGTTTAAACACTCTCTTTGAGATTGAACAAATTTTAGATATCCTGAGGATGGTATAATTAATAATTTATTAGAAGAGTCTTCAACATCAAAACTTGTATTACCTTCAATATCGTAATATTGAAAATAACTACTATATGTTAGAGTATTGAGTACATTATCTTGGTCATATCCTACAGGTAAGAAATTAGTCTGTGATTGACCTAATTTAAAATTACCATTATTAAATAAGTCATCTATTTCGTTACTACTATAAGTAATTAGAGGTGATTTACCTGTAAAAAATTTATAGGTATCATTAACTACTTGAGGATAAAACCCGTTTTTAGTAAACTGATAATTAAAGTTAACGGGTATTCCTACATTACTTAAAGGGTTGGGTATTGTTCCAGGAACTATCTCTGTTTTTTGAGGTACATAAGCAAATGTTCCTCCTGTATAGTTTTGTACATTATAAACTTTATTTATATTGTTAGTTATTGGGTCATAAGCGTTTACGTAATTAAAGTCTTTCCATATGTCCTTTAAAATATCTCCATTACCTTTTTTATCTTCTTTATAACGATGCCATACCGAACCATATTTTAGTAACCAAAGATAAGGTATCTTATGTATAGCGGCAAATTTACTGAGTCCAGCATAAAAATAATCTCCCCATTTAGTGGTTTTAACTCCACTATCCAATTCATTACGTGTTAAGTATTTTTCGCTAAGTGTTGGTAATGGTAGTGAATTTAAATATAAATAACCTAACCCTACATAGGCATTTTCTTCACTAAATGTTTCTCCTGAAACCCCTTTTAATAACCCATTAATGAAATAGGGGGTATTTAAAAGTGATGTAGTCTGTAATGAAGTTAAATTATTAGTCGCGCCATCATAGTTAGTTCCGTAGTCTATAGGACTTTCAGTTAAATAAAAATCTTTATTTTCTCGATTATTATAATAAGACTTAACTTGGTCATTAGTATTATATTGAGTACTATCGCTTGAGTTAGTGATATTTTGATTAGGTGCCGCGGGTTTGTTTTTTTCATATTGAAAATATGTTAAATACCTATTTAAGTATCTTTCATCTTTGTCTGTTTGGTCATCAAACGTGGCTATACTCTTCTTTAAAATATTAAAATTCATAACATCAGTAGTACTATTCGCACCGTCTATACTACCAACTTCCACACCTTTAGATGTATTCTTTTGTAGCCAACTTAAATTATTAAAAGGAAAAACATCCATTAATGTTATAGAATTAGATGAACTTCCATTAATATAATCTTCTAATTGTTTTACCGATTCTACTGAAGAAATAATTTCAGTCGAACTTGTTGACATACTCTCTAAACTATAGATACCAAAATCTATATCAACATATCCTTTTATATAATCTTGTGTATAGATGTCTCTTGATTTTCTTGCCCAAAAACTACCTTGACCGTTATTAGAAATTGAAGATAAATAAGAGTTAAAGGTGGAAGCATTAAGACCAAATTCTTTTAAGATTTTCATTAATTCAGGGCTATTATTTAGACCTTCTTTTATGTTGACCGATTCAAAATCAGCTAAAACATTGTATAATGTTTTTCTAAAGTTATTATCTCTTATTACTTTACTATAATTGGAACTTAAGTAGGTACGTTCAAAAATTTCATAGAAAAACGATACATACTCTTCATTTACATATGGTTCACTCTCAAACGGAAATTCAACCGCATTGACTCCAATATACTTAGAAACTTGTTTATCATTTCCGTAATTAATATTAACTTTTGGTTTATCTCTTTCTAAAGATGCTGTTAAATATTCTTCAACAAATTGTATCTCAGGCCATATAGTATAATCCCATCCTTTTATAGTATTAATAACTTGCGGTTGTCCAGGGTATTTTAATGTATATTTTGCATCTCCATTCTCTGTGACTTCTTCTTCAAAATATTGTGGCCATGGATAAACTATTTTAGTGTTTTTTAATGTATCAGATAATCCGTCAACTGTTACTTGGTCTAACATATTTTTACCGTCCACCCCAAAAGATTTTTCAGGTGGTATTATTGCACTTAATCGATTTGGGTCTGTTCTAACATTCCAAGCTGCGGTATGAGTCTCATCCATTAAACGATAAAAGGCCTCCGCGTTGGCACATATAACTGCCATAACATTATTAATTGTTGGATTAAAACCTAATCCAATATCTGAACTAATAATTTTTTTGGCTAACGCTTCGGATAGTTGTTTTTCAATAGTTTCTCTTTTTTCTTTAAAAGTATTTTCAATTTTACCTAATTTAGCTAAAAAAGAACCAGTGGAAAAGTTTTTATCTTGTATTACATTACCAAATTTAATTAAAACAGAACCTTCTTCATTTTCGGTTATTTCACCGTCAGGACCAATATAATATGTCTTTGAACTTATGGCAAATTGTGATTTTAATTCGGCCTCAAATACTGATAACTCTTCGGGAGTTGGTTCACTTCCTTTTCGTATAGTATATGTCGTTTTATAATTAATTCTTGATGGGTCATCAAGTCTCTCAGTTAAATCACTACTCTTAATATTAACAGATATTTCAGCTGGATGTTTCTTACCTTCAATAATATAAGTACCGGGGTCATAAAATGTAGGACTACTTTTTAATGTCTGATTTCCCTCATTAATAATACCTTTTAACTTAGATAGGGCTGTTTTTTTATTCTGTTCATTAAGTTCTTTTTTAAAACCATATAACACCGAACTTTTAGTGTCGTTTAAAATAAAAATAGATGATGGGTCTATGTACGTATCAAACCAATTTTCATTAAGACTAGGATAAATCTTTTTTCTATATTTACTAATATTTTTTTCATATTCAACTACATCATTTAGAACTGACATATCTTCTTTTGAATATGCCTCCATCACAAACCTATTGAAATACTCTAACCTCATTCTCATTTGGTTCATAGTTATCTCAGGGAAATCATCATCAATTAATCCCTTTGCTTTATATAAGGAATAAACTTCTTTTATTTTCTGCATCCCTTTAGTCGTTTCTATCTTATCAACCCCCACAGTACCATCTTCAGTACCGTTAGTATTATTATCAACTTCATAAGTCTTAGGGTACATATGTGGTGTGGTATAGATATAGTCTAATAACGTGTCTTGTAAAAACGCGTGAGATTTGGCGACATACGAAGTAGTGATTTTATAACTACCATCAGACGGGTCAAATCTAGCATTAAAATCTTTTAGTATTAATTCTAATTTAATAGCTTTACCAAAATGACCTTTTACCGTTAAAATAAAAATAGGATAGGGTAAATGCATAAAAATTGAATATGGAGATTGGTCCCCTCTCTCAAACAAAACTCTACCTTGTACGTCAGTCATTTCAATACTAACCGTAGGAACAAAGGCGGGATTCATTTTTATATTAATTCTCGTTATACCAAGTAGTTGTGTGTCGACACCCCTACCCGAACTAAAAATATCATTTTCTGAACCACCTTCTTTTTTTCCTGGTAGAAATTGGTCAGTCCAAGAAGTATCAAAATATTTAGGGTCTTCGTTATCTGCTCCCGTTAAATTAACATTAGGTTCTTTTTGATTTTGAGCCCTTCCTTCTAAAAAGTTAACTTTAAGTTGTGCTACTCCAACATTTCTTACACTATCATCATAATTTGAACCAATAGCCAATTTAGTTCTTGGTATGACTCTCGCCTCTAAATTAGCATAAGTAATTAAGTTTTCTTGTTTAACATTACGCTCCTGTACAGTCCCGTCTGAATTGACGACTTTGTTTGGGTCTACAACTATTACATTATCATAGTCGGTATCCACATATACGTTTTCATTTCCAAAAAATTTGTTATCTGCCATAATAGAAGAAATGGTTTTCTACCGCCGCCTTATAATCCTGTAGAGAATTTGTTAATGGAAACGGAATAAAGAGTAGTGCGTTATCAGGAATATTAGACTCTAAACCACCATATTTAGGATTTGCGGCTAATATTAACCATCCAAAGTAAGGTGATTCATAAAACTCATAACTTATCTTATCTAACCTACTACGTCCCGTTCTAAAAATAAACCTTTTATCTGATGGTTTAGATGGTATATTAACAAAAGGCACGACAGTCTGTTGACCGTTAACCAAAAAATCCGTATATCTATTCCAGTATCTCATAATTAATTGAATGTGCTTTTACCATTAAACTCTTGTTTAGTTCCTTGATTTAATCCGGAGTATAATTCGTTAAAGTACCCATCTTTAGTACTATTAATATAGTCCTTAGGTACATTAATATAAAGGAATATTCTTTCTTTTTCTTTGGCGAATGGTGAATAGTCATTGAATTTTTTTACTGATGAGCGTTTACTAAATCTATTTAACTCTCTTTCAGTCTTATTAGATACTTTCGTATAATCGCTATTTAATCCGTCCACAGTGTTGTTAACATACCTAACCCATTTATTTATACCGTTAATTCTACCATTTAGTAACTTAGTTATTAACTGTTCTTTATTATTTAAAATTTCTTGATACATCGCGTTCATTAATCTAGCACTTTCAATTCCTTCATTAATTTCTAATGAAAAAGTATATGAACTATTCCAATCTTTTTCTACAAGTCTATTGTTGTCAACAAAAATTTGATTGTAGTATTCAGATAAATCAGTACCTAAAGTAGTCATATCATTTACCATTTCTTCATAAGTGGTATTTGCATTTTTAGATGTTTTATCAACATTAGAAGTACCACTAATAGAAACTTGTACATTTCTCGGTTTAGTTGAAAACCCGTCAGTGTTAGTTAATACAAAATTAACTTTATCTATTGTTTTAATTAAACTTAGTTGGTTATTAACAACTTTAGACATAACACTCATATAATTAGAAATAAAGTTAGGTTTTATTTCATTAATAGCGTTTTTTACATTAAACTTATACAAATCAATGTCAGTTTGTTGAAAATTCTTATTATTTATTTTTTTAAGTAATGGTGAAGTTTCACTATCAACATCGTCAATTATCTCATCAAATAAATCATTGATTCTATTCTGTAATATATCTTCTTGAGGTTTTCCAAATAACTCAGTGGTAACAGTAGTCCCTGTAAACCCATCTGTATAATACCCCAATATTTTACCTTCACTATAATTTCTCTCACTTGTAAAGTAAGATAAACCATCTAATGAGTAATTTGTTGCGACTTCATTTAAAGATTCAGTAATAGAATTTGCATAATCTTGTACATTTATGATTGCATCCGCCATAATTTGTTTATATGATTTTTGCCCACTATTAGTTGAAATATCTGTACCTGGATAGGTGACAATCTCTTCAGTTTGATTAACCCCAATGGTTTGTCCGTTAACAGGTATATCTTCATTTGTTGGTCGATTATCTGAACCAAAAGGTATACTACTGTTTATTTCCTCCCAAATTTCTCTATTTAAATCTTCTCTTTGTTCCGTCACAACAGACCTATCGTCATATACTTCTGTATTTGCGTAGTAGTTAAATGATAATGCGTTTTGTAATCTATTAACAGGCTCTTTTAATCCTTGACCACCAATAAAGAAAAATGACATATTAACATCCGCCAACATAGGTTGTACTCCAATACCTTCAGGATTTAAATCAAAAACTAACGGTTCATATGTTATTGAAATTTGATTAATAGCTATTTTAGTATGGTAAAAATCTCCAATTCTTAAAACACATATTGGAGGGGCACCGTAAGATGTATTTTTTGCATTAAACTCTGTTGGTCTTCCATCGTCACCTATAACAGGTATAGTGTCTCCAGGTCGTATACATTGTTGTAAAAATGTTAATCTAGAATTTAATCCTTCAGGTGTGGTAGAATGAAATGCTGGTTGAAAGTATTTTATTTTTTCTTTAATACCATCGTAAACCATAGGTGAACTTTCTTTAACTAAATTAAAATAATCACACTCAGTTAATAGTTTTCTAACTATAATTTTAGCAACTTCTTCTCTTTGTTTTTCTACTGTTTGATTTTTAATGATAGGTATCGGTTGTGTGTTTTGTTCAACATCATTAGAGACTGTTGGAGGAATAATCTCTTCATCAGTTACGGGCGGCTCTTCAATAGGAGGGGGTACTTCTACAACCGAACTAACTCTAACTCTTCTACATTTCATCGCATTTACTGAATATATTTTATCATTACCCACTAAATCTTGTGTACAGTTGGTCCCATCAATATTGGTTTGTTCTCCTTGTGGGTCTTCCTGTATGATTAATTTACCTTCATCGACCCATTTTTGTAATGATTTTTGATTTTCATCGAGTAAAGGTAAAAAATATTTTTTTACACTATCAATTCTTCTTTTAGATAATGCCTTGTTATAAACTGCAGAATTTGGTGAGGACGCTGAACCTTGTAATAATACACTAACGGTGGCACCCGCATTTAATGCTTCACTAACTTTTTTAATAAATAATTGTGTTTTATATAGAACTCCTGAAGTTTCCCCTGTTAATACATTATCTTGAAAAAATTGGTCTACGTTTGATTTTTCATCTGCATTTGCAGTATTATTATATTCTGTTTGTAATGCGATATACCCTTTTAAGGTACTATTATATACTTCTGTAGTAGTTGTAGATGTAGAATTTTGAGGTCCAGGTACGTCATTATGAAAATAATACCCAAAATCAAAATCAGTGGATTGTACTTTATTTTCATATTCCTCAACAGTAACATCTTCGTCTCCTGGTATGTCAGCATTAATAATATCAAAATTTTCTTTTACTTCTTGACCTACTGATGAATTTACAACTATATCATATATATCACTATAGGTAAATTGTGGAAACCTTAAGGCTAACTCATATATATCGTACTTTCTACAACCCGCAAAAAATGAATCAACAATTCCGTTAATTTTATTATTATTACTTTCATTGGCTAATTCTTTATCCACTATAGTATTTAATATGGAAGGGTGGTCAACAACAATTTTCCAACTTAAACTACCCTGTCTAGTCGTATTATTATAGGTATATATTGGTTCAGGTCGACCTAAAAATTCATTGGTGTTCCAGTTAGCNCTATTTTGTTCACTAACTTTCATATCATATGGTGGAAACCACATAATTCTACCTCCGTTAGGTCCTCTCTCACAATGTGGTAAATCTTGATAAGTAAATCCTTTTTTTCGTGATGTTCTCCACGCTAAATTTTCTAATGAAAACATATATTTTTTAACACCTTCACTACTAAACTCATTACCTGTTAAATTAGTNGTGTCTGTACCTCTCATAGGTGCAATATTTAAATTATATGTACTATCTAAAACAGAATAAGTAAAACGTCTATTACTTGTTGTCATACCTTCGGTTTTTTGTAAGTCCGCCATAGAAAAATACGGAGTGTCTTTGGTAAAGACTCTACAGTACTCTTTACCAACAATAGCCCCTCCTTCATCTTTATATGCTATTACTCTTGAACCTTTAGTTAATTCTCTTGTCCCATCATGAAAAACTTTAGATATTTGGTCTATCGCGTTACCAACGTGTTGTAACTTTCTAACACCTATAACCTCATCCGCGGCATTGATTAACTTTTGAGTATTATCTAATATAGAACCAGAAGTGAACGTATAATCCCCTGTACCATCAATAGATTGAGTTGCGGTAAATGTGTTTTGAACTCCTTGTTCATTCCAATCGGTATCTATAGTACCAAAAAACTCGGCACCAACACCAACTTTTTGACCCGCCCTATCTTTATATTTAGGTGAAACCCATGTAAAACCTCCCTGTAATCCTCCTCCGTCATATGTTGAGGACTGATTTAAACCAAATTTATACGTATTGTCTTTTTCTTCGTTTTCGTATATTTTAGCAATTTCATCATACCCATAAACGGGAGTTTGTGTTTTATTACCATCTCTATCTAAGGGTAGTGACTCAGCAGGTGCGACAATATCCTTCATTTCTTGTTGTGAACTACCTACATAATAATTTTGTTTAGGAACCTTAGTGAATAGGTCGGTTAAAAAGTTTTTATTATAATCAGGTATATACCTATTCATAGATAAACCTTTAAATAATCTTGACCTCTGTCCCTCCTCCTGTATTATCCAAGAATATTTGCATTCCTGTTTTTTCTGTAGGTAACCTTAAAACTCCTCTTTTATCAAATAAACCCGTTATTTTATTTGCTATTTGATTAAAGTACATCTGTTTTGGTACATCACTAAAGTAATCTCCAGGTATCCATGAGTAAGGCGAATAAATTCCACTTATACGACTAATAAAATCTAAACCTTTACCGATTAAACTTTTTGGTACGGATATTTTCCAATCTCTTTCTATTACTGATTTGTTACCTGTAACTATTCCAAGTAAATCAAAAGGGTCAGATAAGGCGTCTAAGGCATTTACTCTACCTATTGTTTGTTGATAAGTCTCTTCAGAAACCCTATATTGAAATTCTGTTTTTAGTGACTCCGCAGCAATTCTTGCTAAATCAGAATCTTGAGATAGTGAACCGTTACTTCCTTGTGGATTTGAACTCGTTAGTAAATTAAATGAATTATAAGTAGATGCAATAAAATCATAATAACCACTTTTACCAATTAATGCGGGTACACCATTGGACATATTTAAATTAAGTGTGTTACTAAAACTTGTTACTGAATTAATAAAAGATACGTCATCAATAGATTTAGGTTCCCCATAACCTCCTGGTGGGCCGTATTGGTTTTTAATATATAATGAATTACCTTCTCCTGAACCAATAGTCTCGACTTCTTGAGAGTCTATGACTCCAATATCATTAATATCTATTTGGCTCTGACCTGGCTGACTAGCAGGAGTAAAACCGTCACTATTGTAAGGTTCTAAATTTTTAACTAATAACTTCCTTCTAAAGTTTTCAGTTGAGTCAAATGATAATGGACTTTGCATCTATATATTCTTTTTAGATAAATAGATGGATATATAATTTTATATAACCACAGTTAGTAGATTTATCCGTATCCTCCACCTAAATTAAAGTCGGTTAACGTACCTAACCTATTTTCTAATTGAGATTTTATTTTTACCATGGCGTCAGGATTATTAACAAGTAACGTACTTAACTGTTCTTTAGTTAGAGGGGAGTTCGTAGGTATTCCTTCAATATTTAGGTTTACTTGACCATTTACTGCTAATTGTACTGGTTCATTATTAGTAGGTTGAGTTACATTAAGACTTGATGTTTGAATAGTATTAACAGCAACATCTCTATCAGGTGTAGTTATTGCTTGTACTTCAACATCTCTATTAGGGGCATTTATAACCGGTGGTGTATTACCTGTTTGAACGTCCCTTTCAGGTGTATTTGAACCATTTATTGAAGGTACATTTATATTTAATTTTTCTAACGCCTCTTTAAGTCCATCAAATATCTCATCAAATTGTTCGTTAAAATCATAAGTACCTAATTTTAATTTTACCATAGCAAAAGTATCATTAATAAACTGAAATGTAGTATTCGCCACTTTTTCTGCTTGTTCTGGAGTTACTTTAAGTTGTGTATTAATGGCTGCGGATAAATCAATTAATTCTTGAGGAATAGACAAATTTTCACCACCTTCTTTTTTCATCGCGTCTAATATTAGTGAGTTCGATTTTGATAGTGAACCTGCTATATCTGTAAATCCATCACCAGAAGCTAATTGTA